TGTATTGGATCCCGGTGAAGATGCCGGGACTGTTCCTCATCACTTACGGAGGATCTCTCCGCCATTCCGTGCAGTCTCTCGACTCTACGTGATTTGGTACGATGAAACACATCTACAGCGTGGTTATACACGACGTCTGTCTTACGTAGATGCCAGCTTCGGTAAGGGAGCGTCGGGGTTATTTCGACCCATGCTCAACCCAAACTTACTATTATGCCTTACGAATCATCTTCAAGGATTCTCACTGTACGGGCTTAGAAATACATGATCATATATGCCGTATCCTCACACCTTTCAGTAGGTGAGGTCCCTTTCGGGTCGATATCCTTCTATCCTCGGGCTGTCTAGGAATTACGCTGTTAGTGCAACCTAAGATCTACCCTTTATCACTTGGTACGTAAATCTTTACTGTCTCTTTCTGGCTAGGAATTATATCCACAGAATGCTAGAGTCTTTCACTCCAGAAAATGATTAAACCCATTCTGACGTAACCTGACACCGGAAACGCAAACGTTTTGGAATGTCTACAAGTGAGGAGCCAATGGGCAGTTTAACGTCATGCCTAGGACAACAAGTTAACAAGGGCTAGAGCATCGCTCGCCCACTCTACCGACACCACGCGTTCGGAGAGCTATCCCACCTCACAAGAGTAGCGATCTGTCGTGTAAAGCGTTGATAGAACCGCTTGTCTACACGAGTCAAAGTCCACTTCTGATTTCTCAGATAGTGGCGATTCTTCCTAATGGAATCCTCGTCCGGTTCGGCCGGTTCCGAGGACGTGCGAACCCAAGGTTCATTAACGTCGAGATCGACGGCACGTAGCTCAAAGCCAGGTAGAGGCCTCATAAGGCTTACCTTAGCGCTATTCCTACATATATGCTTACAAGCTCTGTGTGCCTGATTTTCGGTCACAGAAAACTTCCACGAGGACGGGGGCACAACGCCCATTCCTCCGATCTGAATCGGTAGGAAGAAGTTACGGACGCCAAGTCCGTCGCGGTTCACAGTTACACGCTGTTCGACCTTATCGATAACAGTTCGCAGGGTTTCTGCGACGTGACCGCTAGCTTCAGCAAGCATTTGTTCTTTTTTATTTAGGAGAATCCACCTCAACATATCGCAAGTCTTTCTTTGCGAGGGAAGACAACCTTCCAGAACGGTATTAATGTTGCAGGTATAACCTTCAGGCTTTCTGTCATCCTCGGATGCAGTTCCCATCTCCCGACTTTGAATCTTATGGCGGCCAAGAGCCAGACCCACATTAAGATAGTCGATACGCCACGGATGTACATGTGGCTGCGCAATAGGCGCATGAACGGAGATACTGTTAACGTTCAGATAAGTATCATGAACGTAAGCCTTTCCAATGCTCATCTCGAGGCCAACACGTTTTCCAATAGCAACGTGCTCCTCCCACAACGCTTTCGGTCCAGCATAGACCATGTCATCACCGTTGATCAACACATGCTGAAGACGTTGTGCGTCCGTCCATCCTTGCTGTAGCTCTTTGGTGGCCAAAAGGTACACACCCAGATTTGCTAAACAGAGGATCGGGAACGATAAGACTGAGCCCATCAACTGACCATTTCTTTGGACGCCTCTAAATTCCTTATCCCCTCCTCGAGTGGGATAGTAGAGGTTATGCGGTCCAAGAACACTCATTGCTAAATCGAACTGATGCTTCGGTAACTGCGAAATTATGCAGCGGAAGATCGCACCCGAATACTTCCAAGAAAGTCCATCAGTAGCAGCAGAGTAATCGATCGAGAACCACTTCCAATCGGACAGTGCTTTCTCTCGAAGGTCAATGATGTCGGTAGCAGAAAAGGGCCTACCGATTAGACGAAAGCATGGCATCTCTCTCATAGCAGAGTGCATAGCTTTCTGAAGGGGTCTCATCGAGTAATATGGGATAGCTTCACCCTTAGAAATCACTCTTACCTTATTCGGCTCAAGAACGGCCTGAATGGTACATGAGACAGGAGTGCTCACATTAAATTGTGTCGATAGTGATCTTAGTGACTGCCACAAGTGGCGTCCTTCATGACCACGCACTTCCATAGTGACGTTTGACTCACGGACTCTTCCGTGGACGAATGGCCTCCATTCCATTCGTTCGAGATGTGTTCTCCACAACATCTGCGAGTCAATGCCAACTCTAGCTCTAAGCTCATAAAGTTGGCCCCCAGAGCCTCGAGTCTGTTCAAAACAGGCACTCGAGGACGCTCCAAGCTCCTCAAAGGGGGAGCCTCGGCTAAGATTTGCCGATATCTCTTCTGTCACTCTTGACAGGAGACGGGAAAAGGTGCGATCGGCGAAAATAGCCTCGATCGTTTCATTATCACCTTTATCCTCTTTGGAGAGGGTCTCAAAATGCTTTTTATAGGTCTCCTCTATGGTCGAATCAGACAGCGGAAGCGTAGCTCGCTTAGCCTGAAACCAGGAGTACCATAAATGCGTGTTCCTCCGGTTGAACGCCATAAGGCGACAATTCATCCAAGAACGCAAACTACCAGTCGGGGCAAAAGCACCCTCAATGGGACTGGTGGGGGGTTCGTTACGAAGATACTTCGCGAGGGGGTAGGTCAGAAGATGTTTGCACTTCTTCAGCCACACTGCCTCGGAAATCGAGCTATCTAAGTAGGCGTGGACCTGGATATCCAGGCACGCACGGATATGGATAGGGCACTCATGGTGCTCCAAGACTAAATCCAATCCACGAACCAGAGCGATTGTCCGATCGGACAGAGCCGGAACCGATACGTCGGAAATACCGGAACCGCTGGCAACATTGCCAGGGTGTCGCTTACACACCGGAATCTTCACTTCGACTGGAAGTGCTGCAGCAGCAGACACTTCACAGGGAGGGATCATTTCCGTTTATAGAGAGTATGTGTACTCAATTCGTGAAACAATTTTGCAG